CGGATCGCCAGATTCGGCTCCTCGACGAGGGCCTTTGACCCGCCCGCCTGGATCTCGGTCGGCCGAAACTCGACATACGGCCCGCCCTCGCACCCCACGCGCCCATACGTCCCGCTCGCGTCCCCGCATGGGTCAGACATCGGAGCCATGCCCGGGAGCGCCACGGGGCCCGCCAGGCCGTGGCGCGTGGCCACTCCCGGATCGACCACGCCGCCCGATGCCCGCCAGGCGTTCAGATCCGCTTCGGAGAATACGAGCAGGACACTATCCCCGGCCGCGAGCGGCCAATGGAGGAAAAATCCGCCAGCTCGGGGCCAGAGGACGGGGACGCCCTGGAGGATCGGGAGGGACTCGGGGACGTCCTCGTCCACGTCCGGATCCTCGGCCGCGCGGACGCGCTGAATCCCGGGCTCGACGGTGGCGGTCTGAGCCGCCGCGTCGTATGATCGCACGATTCCCGGGATCGCCGTGTGGACGTCCATCAATGCGGAGTCGATGGACGCGCGGAGGGCGTCCGTGATCGTGCGGTTACGAGGCAAGGGGGGCCGCCTCCAGTGTAGCATACCAGTCGGTTCCGGCCGTGTCGCCCTTCAGGACCGCCTGGCGGATCTCGTACCCGCCCAGATCGAGGACAATCCTCCGGCCCGGCTCCAGGCCAGGCTGGATCAGGGCGGTAGCGGTCACCTTGCCGCGCTCGTCCCGGGTCGGGGTCCCTACCAGGCCGGACGACGCGGACAGCCGGACGGCGGTTGATTGGAGCGCAGCCCCGACGCGCAGGAGCTGGAGCGCGCCGTTCTGGACCGACCACCGAAGCCCCGCCGCGCGGGTCAGGTCCTGGACGATCCGGCGCGCGGGACCGTCCGCCGCGTAGCCGTTCGGGAATGTCGCGCTCCCGTTCCGCGTGGCGTAGATCGCCTCAAAATCGGAGAGGTTCCCCGCGCCGATCTGGAGGGCTTCGACCGCGTCCCGGAGGACGACGGCGGCCCTCGTGCCGGGCGCGTAGGATCTGGAGATCCGCCCCATCTGAACCTCCCGCCCGGAGTCGGAAGCCTGGATCGTGGTCACGATATCCAGACCCTCCCGGTCGGAGAAAACCCGCCGGGCCGAGCCGACGAAGATCAGGGGCGGCGGATCTCCGTCCGCCAGGTAGCCCGCGCGGAGCACGACGCGCGGGCGCTCCGCGCTCTCCATCCGCGCGCGATTCTCGCGACTCAGATCGAACACGCGGATCTCCGCCGTGTTCGGCTCGTGCGTCGTCGACTTCGCGACGTTGAACTGGACGTCCAGCGCGGAGACGTCCAGGTCTCCGACGGTCAGCCGGTAGACCCGCCCAAAGAGCGGCCGGGCCGTCATGGCTGCACGAACCGGAGGACGTGACGAACCCCGAGCGATCCAAGGGTCGCCTCCTCGTCGGCCCCTTGGAGATCCTCCAGGTAGAGAATCCCCTGCGGCACGCGAGGATCATGGCGGGATCGTCGGAGCAGATCTGATCCGAGAACAAGGCCCTTGGTCCCGAGCAGGAGGGTCCCGTCCGCGGTCGAGATCGATAGGGTCCAGCGCGCGAGGCGGCCCAGCCATTCGACGCGGATTCGGTAGCGCCGGCCGTCGAGCGTGATCGCCACGGTCTGCGATGGTCGGCCAGGGCGGAGGGGGATACGGAGCGCGGTCATCCGAAGCCCCCCAGGAGTTGGCCTAGCAGAGAGGTCTCGGAGTCGTCCACGTCCGGATCGTCCTCGCCCTCGGCCGCGGTCTCGGTCGTCCGGCCGCCGCGCGGTTCGCGGGGGAGCGGGGCGTCAACGATCTGTGTGCTCGCGCGGAAGACTTCGCGCAGTCCGAGCTTGATCGTGATCGCGTCCACCGGATCGGCGCGCGGGATCGAGACCGAGACGAGCTGCACGTTATCGTAGGTCCGAACGCGAGTCTCGACCGTGAGATCGATCGCCTCGGATCGGAGGCGCTCCAGGGTGGCCTCCACGTCCTGAATCCGATCGAACTCGCCGGAGAACGTAAGGACGTTGGCCTTGGCCGGGCCGCTCGTCGCGATCTCGGCGGTCACTGAGGACGACGCGAACCCGGACGACGGCGGGAACGAGAGGGGCGTGTTCGAGACGATCGCCTCGATCGACAGAGAGCGCGGCTTTGGTCGCTTGTGATCCGAGATCGCGGCCGCGGACTCCACGACATGATCGGTCAGGTCCGACTCGGCCGTGTGCTCCTCGGACGTGACCGCGTCGAATTCCAAGACGTGGTAGGCGGACGTCAAGACGGTTTCCCCGTCGACGTCGGACTCGGTCTCGGTCGCCCACGAGATTTGGAGTGTCATTGCCCAAGCGCCTCGACCGCGTCCCGGGTCTGAGAGTCCATGATCCGCCGGACGGTCTCGCCGATCGCGGCCGGATCGTTCCCGGTGATCTGAAAGCGCGTATCCTGGCGGATCGTCTGGTTCGGTCTGGCGGCCCTACGCGCGTCCGTGACGCTCGGGAGCGCCGGCCCGGCGCCGGTTCGGTCCGCCAGCGTGGCTGCCGTGTGCGCGCGAATGCGCCCGAGAAATGTGGTTTCCGGGGCGGCTGTCCCGGCCCCGGCAGCCCGAGGCTCGACCGTGGACGGGTTCGCGGCCTTGGCCGACGGCCCTCGGTGAGAGTCCTGGATCGGATCCAGGCCGAGGGGGACCGCTACCGCGTTGTAGGCCTCGCGGATCGTGTCGACCAGGGACCGCCACTCGTCCCGGACGTCCTGGAGGGAGATACCGGCGAGGGCTAGCATGGACTCGACGAACGTCCCGATCACCGAGTTTCCGCCGGTCACCCAAACGTAGAGATCCTGGAACACCAGGATCAGCCCGACGATCACGAGAATCAGCGGCGACATAATCACCAAGAGGCCGAGCAGGACCGGTCCGAGGATCGCAGCGATCGCGAGGGCCACGATCCCGACGACGACCGCGATCCCGATCAGGCCGATCTTGAGGAGGGCCGCGGCCTGTTCGTGGCGCGCGAGCCAAGCGGTAACGCTCGTCAGTGCATCGACGAGCCCCTGATAGATCGGGAGCAGGCTTGTCGCGATCCGGCTCTTGATCGATAGGAACGCGAGGTCCAGCCGCGCCTGGGCGTCGACGAGATCTGCGCTCGCCTGGACCATCTCCGCCGTTGCGCCGCCGCCGAGTCGCTCCAGCTCCGCGCGCATCGCCATAACGCCAGCCCGCCCGCCCTCGAACATCGGCCCGAGGGCCGCGCCTTGGCGTCCGAGGAGGGCGGTCAGGGTTGCAACGCGCTGGGTCGACGATCCCATTTGCGAGATCGGATCGGCCATGTCGACGAGGACGTCCGACATGTCCCGGAGCTGGCCGTCCGCTCCGGTGAGCGAGATCCCGAGACGATCGAATTCAATCGCGGCCGCGCTCGTCGGCGTGATCGCGGCCAGATTCATGTTCGCCGCGAGCCGTCTTAGGGAACTGTTCAAGGCTCCGGCCTCGACGCCGGACAGGCCGGCCGCATGGCGCCACTCCTGGAGGACCCCGACCCCGATCCCGAGCGTGCGAGAAGTCTTGTCGAGTTCGTCCCCGACGCCCGCCATTTCGTTGACGAAGTCTCGGACGGCCTCGACCCAGCCGGAGATCACGCGCACGATCGCCATGGCGGCCACGACCGCGCCGAGGGCCATGAAACCCGAAGCCGCGCCCCGGAGAGACGTCGTCAGGCCGGAGACCTGCGCGCTACCTTGACGAAGCGCGCTACCATCGAAGCGCGTCGTGAACCGCGCGAAGACTTCCCGGAGGGCCACGGCCTTACTTCCCCGCCTTCGGGAGCGCCAAGAACTCCGCGTCCTCGATCACGTCCAGGGCCAAGTTCGCGCGGCAGAGGTCAAGCAATGTCCAGTCCCTTTCCACCTCTGCAAGCCCCACCGAGAAACGCTCCGATCCTACAATCCTCCAGATCTCCCAATCCTCTTGAACCTCGATCGGAACGTCGAGCGAGGAAAGTCCCGGGACGGTCGGCCGCGCCGGGCGCCGCCGGTTCAGGCGGACTTGAGAAAGGACAAAAAATCGGAGAAGTTCACCTCCAGGGCGAACGCGAGCCATTGGAAGAACAGGAAGATCCGACCCGAAAACAGAACCTCGCGATTGGCCTCGGTCAGGAAAGGCCACTTGTCCCCGCCGTCCGAAGAGAACCGCGTTGTCTTCCCGAGGACGTCCGCGAACCACTCCAGATCGTCGTCCTCGACGTTCTGGACGAGCGAGCCGAGGGCCGCCGCCATGTCTGGATCCGGGCCGCCGCCCGCGGCCTCGGCCAGGGCCGGACCGACCGCCTTGGACAACCGCACGAACGCCTTGCGGCCGGTCGAATATCCAAGCGGCGTCACCTCGAACGTGACGCCGTCGATCGTCTTTTTCTGGGGTTCCCGCATCGTGCCTCCTCAGTCGATCAATCGTCCGGGTTCGATCCGTGCGTCGGACGGTAGTCCGTCAACGTGATCTCCCAATCGCGCGCGGACGCTTCCTTCTCCAGCGTCACGTCCGGACCTTTGGAGATGTAGCTCTTGGCAGACTCCAGGACGGTCGTGCCGGCCGTGTCCGCGACGTAGAACATCCCGACGCCCTGGCCGTTGACCGCCTCGCGGTCTGCCTCGTGGAGCGCGGACAGCCGATCGTTGACCTCGCTCGTCTGCATGACCGAGATAACCGCCTTGGCCATGCGGTTGTGACTCCGGGTCCGCGTGACCTCGCCGTCCGCGCCGACCTTGGCCGAGAACGCCGACTCGTCGATCGTGATGTTCAGGAACGTTCCGTCCGCCAGGCCCTCGTTCACGAGGATTCCGGCGAAAACGATGTTGAACTTGCTGGGATCGTAGGTCTTGAGTGACATCGTTTCTTCCTTAGACCGTCACGGTCCCGGCGACGTTGATCGTGTGGATCGCGCCGGCCAGGACCGCCTGGAACTCGACGCCGGAGAGGATGCGCGCGGCCCGATCGGCCGCGTCCTGATCCGCGACCGCAACCGTCGTGGTCGTCCAGCCGGGCGCGAACAGGCCGACCGCTTCCGCGATCCTGCACTGCGCTCGAACCTCGGACTCGACCATGGCCACGCCTGCGTCCGTGTAGGGGACCTTGGGGCTGTTGACGAGGAGCGAGAAGAGTCGCTCCTCCAGGCGCGCGGTGAACCAGTCGAGGCCGCGGACGACGTCGAGCCACTCCCCGCCGAACGTCTTGCCGGGCCGCGTGATCCCGATGCTGGCCTCGGCCGCGTAGTGGTTCCCCTTGTGGGTCGACGACTCGATCAGGGTGCGCTCGGTCGCGGTCCAGGAGTCGGCCCCGACGCCGTCGAGCGTTTTGAACGCCCAGGTTGCGCTCCCCGGATCGCGCGGGAGCATGTCCGCCAGCCAGGCGCATTCCTTGAACGTCGAGCGGGGCTCCGCCGTGAACAGGCCGAACGCCGCGTCGTTCGCCATGAGGGCGGTATAGTCCGCGCCGGACGCGAACTCCCCGGTGACGAACTGCGACGGCTTCGTGTACTGAGGCGCGAACGCGGCCAGCCGATCGTTCGCGAGCGCCCAGCGCGCAACCTTGTCCATGTTCGGGCAAGAGTTGTTGTCGATCACGACGGCGTAAAAATCGGCGTCGATCAGGGCCGCCGCCGTCAGAGCGTCGTCGTAGTCCCAATCGGCGGTCGTGTCCCTGACGTCGACGCCTTCCGTTTCGGAAAAATCGAAGTAGAACGAGGCGCCCTTCTGAACGTTCTCCGTCACCGTCAAGAGCGGGGACGCCGCCACGGACGCCACTCCAGTGATCGCATCGACGGCGGTCTTCAGGTCCGTGATCGTGCCGGCCAAGGTCGCGTTCCACGCGACGTTGATCGACGTGACGGTGCCGTCCGGAGCGGTGAGAGATCCGACCACGGCCGATCCCGAGGCCATGTCCGTCAGATCCAGGACGGTGACCTGGAACGTGGCAGGGGCCGGGAGTCGCCCGATCTTGATCTTGGATGGCCGTGGGTTCTGGCTGAACATCTGCTCGGCCATGAGGTAGACCGTCCTCTCGCCGGCATCGGCCGGATCGAAGTCGGCGGCCACGCCCGAGAAAGTGGTGTAGGACCGGACCTCGGCCCCGGACCACGCGGTGTGGTAGGCCATGATCAGGGGGGTTCCGAATCCGACGCGGGCCGGGTTGACGGTGCCGGCCTGGATCGAGACGGCGACGATTTCAGAGAGGGCCATTAGGACTCCTGGGGGTAGTGTAGCACGGTCACGTGTCGGAGACGGTCAGGGTGGCGGGGTCGCCGATCACCTCGATCGTGTGAACGTAGGGGATGAGCGGGCCGGTCTTGGACGTGGACGTGTTGAAGGTCGCCTCGAACCAGACCGCGGATCGGGTTCGGCCCTGGGCGTCCACGTAGTCCACGCTTGCCGGGGCGGAGAGGGACGCTACGCCCAGGCCGGCGGCGTCCAGGAGGGTCAGGACGTCGGAGGCGTAGAGCCCCGTAGAGACGGCCTCGGCGGCCGCCCATGCGGACTCGTCCAGGTCCTGGTCCTGGGCCTCGCACGTGATCTGGATCTTGAGCGTCCGGACGCCATAGATCCGCTCGCGGAGATCGTCGGCCCCCTCGGCCGTGTAGCGCCGCTCGTCGCGGCCCTTGCGCGGGGCGGAGAGGACGCGGAGCAGGACGTGTCTCGTCGATCGCCAGCGCGCGTCCCGATGCTTCCATCCGACGTCATACGCCAGATCCCCGAGGGCCGTCTGAACGGCGGTCTGGAGGGACGTCTGGATCAATGCGAGGTCCATACCATCAGCCTCCCGTCCGATGCGAGATGGACGAGCGAAGCTGGCCGGTATTGATCAACGGGACGCTCGAACCCTTGCGGTCGATCGTGGACTGCGCGTTCGGCTCGAAACCGTTGTCAGGGTAGTTTGCGATATTGAGCTGGAGTTCCCCCTGGAGCCAAACCCCGATCCGCGCGAGGGCTTGATCAGGGGTTCGCTTCCCGAGGATCACGTCCTCCATCTCGCGATCGATCCGCTCGTTGATCAGGTCCTCGTTCGCGTCGATCCATCCGCGCAGCCAAGAGCGTTGCGGTTGACCGATCCCCAGCTCCGCCCATTCCGCGACCTGGCCGACGGTCAAGGACTCGCCGCCTTCTTTGCGCGCGCCCGCGTCCCGTCCGAGGATCCCGACGTCCACGTACGGACGCTGACGATCGTTCCGGCTCGCGGATCGAATGATTCGATCCGCTCCTCGGTCTACTATTCGGACGGCGGCGGTCATGGCACGGCCCGCCAATCAGAGCGCGTCACGACCAGGCTCCCGTCGGGACGAAGTGGTGCCCGAAGATCGGGTCGGAGACGGCCCACACGTCAGTGTCTACGGGGCCGGTCATCACCGCGCCGCCGCCCTCGCCGAGCACCGACAGGAAGCGGCTCGCATCCTGTGCTGATGCGAGAGAGCCATACAGGCTGACGCGCGTGACAAGTGACGTGTCCGTGTAGTCTGGAAGCGCGAAGCCGGCGAGGGCCGCTGCCGAGAGCACACCGAGCGCCTGCTGTGAGTCGGCCGTGTAGTGCGTGACGTCGACCTCCAGCGCGAGCGCGTTCGTCTCGATCGTCGTCACCAGCGCATCGGCCGCAGCGACGGCAGCCTGCGCGGCTCGGATCGTCGTGATGTTGCCGGCGGGGCGCGACGTCGCCGCGGTACTCGCGAGCGTGACGACCACGGGAAGCTGCGGGTGGAACTCATCGCGGAAACGCTGGATGAGCAGGGCGAGGTTGGCGGCGTAGTTGTCCGCGTCGGGATCGTTGGCCGTCTTCCCGTCTTCCTCCCACTGGTTCCAGACGACCGACCCGACGACAGGCAGTTGCGTCGGGTCCTCCCACACGAGCGTGTCGATCATCGCGCGCACGCTGGCGATCGCCTTGCTCGCCATCTGGCCCGCGCCCAGCCAGTATCTCGATCCGGACACGAGACCCGATGAGCCCACGGCAGTCTTCGCCACCGCGTAGGGTCCGCGACTCGACGTGTCGACCATTCGCACGCCGATCTCCACTTCGCCGCCCTGCCAGTCGGCGGTGGCGACGTCGTCGAGATCGCGCGTCGCTGTCGGGTTTGCACCCACCATGTCATGGTGCCAGTAGCGGATCGCGCTGCGCGGGATCGTCCCGTCGCTCACACTCGGGAGCGTCTGCTGGCCGAGACTGTTCGACTGCCCAGCCATCCACCCGATCTCAGGACCGATCGTCCGCGTGATCCTCGCCATCACGGCGCCGTCCCGACCCCGAACTCTTGGATCAGGTACGAGATGACCGCTTCACGCTGCGTTTGGGTGTGCGCCTCGCTGTAGACGTAGGCGCCTCCGAATGTCTGGCTGTAGATCGTGCCGTTCCACGATCGCGCCACACATAATCCGTTCATCAGGTGGTTGCCGGTCGGGCCCGTCGCTGCCGCCGTGCCCATGTCGTTGACGAAGATCGACCCGCTCGTGGCGTCGAAGATGCCGCACACAACGATCGCCGTTAGCGACGTGTCCGCGCACGTGAGGTTAGTGATCGACGCGGCCGTCCATGATCCGGTGACCTTCTGGATGATGTGGCGCGCCGTCTGCGTGCCGCTGTCCACGACGAGGCGGGTCGCGCCGGCGTTCACCTGTTTGCCGAGCCAGTACACCGTGTTGGGCTGCGCGAGGGCGCCCCCCGCAAACGTCGCGAGTGACCACGCCTCGCCAGCGGTCCCGTCGCACGTCGCGACGATCTGGTCGCCGAAGTCCGCGGCGGTGCCAAGCGCGGGGCGGTCCCCGACGCCACCCGTCACCGCGCCGTGGTTGCCGTTGCCCGCAAGGTCGTAGAGCACCTCCGCGTCGCCGTTGACGTCAAGCGTGTTGAGCGACGAGCGCGCCTCCCACGCGACGATCAGGCCGGACGTCGGGAGGGTGTAGATGGTCGGCGCCGCCGTCATCCGCGATCGATCCATGACGCGCCGGACAAGCGCCGAGTCCCCCGGCCCGCGGAGGCGCGAGATCGGGGAACGGTTGCGGGTCAGGATGCGACGGGCGGTCATGTTGACACTCCCGTCGTCCGGAACCCGGACGAGACGATCCGATTGAGCCTGAACCGCTCGCGGCCGTAGGACGTCTCGCCCGGCTTCTCGCCTTCTCTCATGTCCTTGGCCTCGGGGAGCAAGCAAAGAAAATGGGCGGTCATCCAAGCGATCCCCTGGTCCGTCTTGTCACCCCAGACGGCCGCGTCCGTGCGCTCAGTCGCCCAATCGATCCGGGTCTGGATCAGATCGGAATCCGCTCCGGCGAACTCGGGAAAGAGGAGTATGAAAGCGGCCGGGGTCACCTACCCCGAAAGGCCCGCCCCTTGCGAGGGCGGGCCGATCTTCAGAGCGACCTAGATCAGGCCGTCGGGTCCTCGGGGAACCCTTGGAGGTAGCGGAGGCCGAGGGGGCGGTAGACGACCGTTCCCGCCGTACGTCCGTGTGCGAGCACCTTGAACGCGTAGTTGCGGGCCTGCGGGGGCAGGACCTCGAACTCCTGCGGGATCATCAGCTCCACGACGTCCGGATCACGCCGGAGAAGCATGCCGCGCGTGTTGTCGCCGGAACCGTCGATGGCCTTCAGGAGGTTCCAGGGCTGCACGTCTTCGATGAAGGGGTTGGACCGAAGGAACGCCTCCAGGGCGGTCTCGGCGTTGTCGGCCGACATGCGCGTATGCGCGAACCGGAGGTAGTTCGCCGTCGAGAGCAGGAGCAGGTTCGGGGTGACGGTCTCGGCCGAGTCCTCGATCATGCCCTGAACGCCCGCGTTCAGATCGGTGACCATGCCGGCGGCGCTGATCGTCGCGTCCTTCCACGAGGCGGCCGTGACGGTCGTTCCGCGGATCGTGCCGGCGGTCGTGCCGACCGTCTTGTTCAGGAGCCCATTCGGGATCCCGTCGTTCGGGGCTCCGAGAGCCGCGATCTCGTCGAGGCCGCGTTCCCAGATCCGGCGCGCGGCCTGGGCCTTGCGCGCGGAGAGGGGGCGGCCGGAGAAGGCCGCCCGCTGCACGTCCATGATGCTGTACGTGAACGAGTCGCCGAGCGAGACCACCTGATGCGTGTTCTTGCTCCCGCTCGTCTCGAC